CCAGGATTAGCAAGGGAGTTATCCGCATAAGCGGACGGCATTAACGTATGCCGAGGAAGGGCGATCTAGAGCGTATTGTTTGTTCTATCGGATTGAGTAGTCAACTCAAGGACCTAGGAAATAGGATTAGACTGGAAACGTACAAATTCCACTGAATATTAATCAGATTCATTTGTAGCCAATCTATCCCTCTTTCTGCCTTGATCTCTACCAACCTCCGACAGAGTACAACAATTGTTGTATTCTCTGAGCAGACCAGGTTTGTGTCTTACAGAAAGATAAGAAGAAGTCTATCCGGGCTCCCATTGGACCCGTGCCTATATTTATAATAGGCCTTCCTCTAGTCTTTATGCACATTCCACATCTACACTACAAGAACACTAGTTACAAATTACAAAGTACTACGTGTTCCTAGATCTATTTGGACTCCATCGTCCACCTTTCCTTCGGGGCTTCCAGTCCCCAACGGCCAGAATGGCTTAAGCACTGGTAACGGTCCACGTGACCTCATCTTTGAGGTTCACACAGGTAGCAACGGAGCTACGGCTAAAGGTCTTAACCTTCTTAGCGAAAAACCTCGCCTCACGGATAAAATCCGGATACGAAGTATCGTCAAGAACGCTAGCCATACCGCCACTCCAGTAAGCTTCACCAAGCATTACTCTACCTTCTCGTCTCTGGGCGAAGGGATTACGAGGGAAAAGAACTACCTCGTCACCACCTTCAAACCCATATCCACCATGTTCCTTCTTAAGGTATAATGGTAATGGAACGGCATCGAAGAAACGCTTATATCTTTTAACGTATTCTTCAACGGGGATTCTTAACTTCTTGCATCTTAAATTCATTTGTTTGAAATTATCAGATGCAGAGTTCCAGAATGCATATGCAGAAGAGTCGGAAACCTTAGCAGTTACCTTCACTTCTACATCTACATTCGATCCCTTCTTCCTTCCATTCAGTATGCCAAGATTGACATATCCAATGTCTGCATGGACATAAGCCTGTTCGGAGTATTCATAGAATTTTTGATTCATGAACTCTCCAATCTCCTTTCGGAGAGGAACAGACCGTACAGGGAGGTACCTTGAGTTAATCATACAAAACTTATCAGTAAAATAAGATTTGCCGATAGACTCAAGTAGTCCAACTTGTCTGGTATCCTTTCTCCAGGTTTCTAGCAGACATTCCTCGCCAATTAAAAGACAGTCATCACCGTTTATCAACAGTGGTAAGTCCCTTAGCGAGAATTTCCTTTTCCATACCTTCTCAAGCGACCACCGACACATTGCAGCATTAACTGCGCAAAGTATCGGAAAGGAACAAGGATGACCCATCAGTTGCCCATTTACCATGGGAACTGTAGGATCACCGAGATCGATGGAACAATTCGCTGGTTTCCCTCTCTCGTCCCACTCAGCTAGAGCCTCGACGCCTTTGCCTGCGTCGCAGAAATCTAGTTCAGCGTAAAAGAGAGAGTTGTTCAAAATTCGCAAGACCTCAGGGTACTCGCTCAGCCATTCTTGCGTCAAAATTCTTGACGCCTCGGAACTAAGTTTGTTAGTGGCGGCTTGATAGTCACCATTACAAAACTTCATTCCTGGTCTCTTCCATTTAGAGACAAGATTCTGAACTACCCCTAGAAGGTCATCGGCTCCACACCCGGTTAAACAAAAGCAATTAAACCGTTGTAGTGTAGACCACAACATCTCCTGAACAGGCTTTAACGACTTATAAACATCGTATTCACCTATGGAGATTACCCGAAACTTAAAGGGTTCGGGAATTACGCGAATTTGAACAGTGGAACATCCTTCCGTAGCCGACAAAGCATCGGCCCAGGAATGGACGTCTCTATAGTTATATGGACAACGACTATAGACCAGCCCAACTTGATGCTTATTATGGTATCTCACATCCCCTACGAGTTCAGGGGGTGATGTCCTATATATGATACCAAAAGGATCGGTGTTTTGATTCCATAGACCCATGTGCCGGAAAAATTCTCCAGCAAAACCGCCTTGTGCGCGGGTAGAATCAATACAGGAACTCTTAGATAAAGTATAGTTCTTTTTTATTCTAAGAGGAGGCATCTTCTTCTTCAACTCTCTAGCTGTTCTTTGCAGCTGATGGACTACGTCATTTGGAAGATCGTCGGGGATAGCT